CTGTAAGTTATACTGATTATAATTTTGAGGGTCAGTATATAATGGTTCCATTAACTGTTGATCCACGTACAATTACTTTTGTTACTACTAATGTTACAACTAATGTGATGACTGCTTACACAAGAGTTGATAGGGGTTCAGAAGCAACTACTTCTGGTAATTATTTTACAGTAATCAATGGACCTAGTGGTTACATGGTTACTAATAATTTTATTAATTCTACTCCAATTGATTTAAATGTACGTGTTGAAGTTATTGGATTGACTACTAATGGTAGTAAAGGTAATGATGCAACAATAACTCCACTAAGTTCTACTATATTTGTAAGCAACCCTACACCATCTGGTGGTTATGATAATTTGAGTGTAGAACGTGCTAGAGCAACAGTATTATTTAATGGCAACGGTAGAAAACGTTGGGTCACATTAAATGATCTTAAATACGCTATAATGTCTTCTGGAATTTTTGGCACAGATGATGAAAGTTCAATTACTGTTTCAAATGGAGTAACTCCATATTCAGTAAATGTTTATGTAAACGCTTCATTGTCACCAGCAGATCAAACATCATTATTAACATTTTTATCTAATATAGGTCCAGCCGGAATAACAATTAATTATACCCTATGATTTTATTATTTCATCATCTTCCAGTATCTTTAAAAGTCAAAGTTGACAAATTTGTCGAAAAGGTAATTAAATATTATGGCTCTGAATTTTATAATATTCAAGGCGAATACTGGTTTGGTGATAATCTAACTATAAAATCTTTATTTCCCTCATGGATTATTAAAGAATATGATGACAATACTGAAAATGTATTGGTTATTCCATTATTTAAAAATTATCTTAGATGGCTTTTTAGTCTTAAATATGGATATGGTGCTCAATTAGATTGGGAAAATATTCGTTGTGGTATGAGTATTGATTATAAATTATTACAAGGTATTGCTGAAAGTTATTTTCCTACAGCAGATTTTTCAAGTGATGCGTTATCTGATACATTACCAAATATAAGACGATTCTCAATTCAAGTACATGGTTCGTATTTTGATATAAAAGGAACACATAAAGCTATAAAATATGTTTTAACATCTTTATTAGATATGCCGTATTCAACAACCGAAGTATATACTTCGGCTCCCGGTGTAGTAAATATAAAAGCCAATGTATTAGAGAAGCATAAATTATTTTTGTCTGAACATGTTATTCCAGCAGGAATGACTGTAGTTTATGAAAGTGTATAAAAATGTTTAAAAAAATGGTTTCATTAGCTATGGCTCTAGCTAGTCGCGGTTTAACAAATAATAAGACTGATTTAATAACTAAAAAAATTAGAACAGTTGCTTGTTTTGGGTATGGGGATATTTCTCCTTGTCACAATTTAAGAAAAAGTAACACATCTGAATACTTTTATTGTGGTGGTTGCGGTTGTGGTGATAATAGTAATACTTGGTTAATAAAAGCTGACGGGGAATATGCCAAATTAGACTACCCTAGTTTAAATTGTCCATTACAATTACCTGGATTTACTAACTATGATCCAAATTCTATTCTTTCACCAGAAAGAAAAGAACAAATTGAAAATTTTGATACAGACTTATTAGATTTAATACAGGTAACTGTGGGTAGATCAGAAGAAAAAGAAAATCTGATAGCCGAGGTAAATAAAATTATAGAGAATTCATAAATATTTGTATAATGGCGAAACCCACGACAAGACAAGAATTTATCAACTATTGTTTTAGATCTCTTGGAGCTCCTGTATTACAGATTAATATAGATCCCCAGCAAGCTGAAGATAGATTGGATGAAGCCTTAGAATATATGTTTGAACGTCATTTTGACTTCAATCAGAGAGCACTTTACGTATATCTTATAACTCCTGAAGATATTGTTGCCAAATCTTTTAATACTACTACTTTTGGAAATGCATTAGGTGCTAAAGTAAAAAGCAATGAAGATGGTTCTACAGGATATTGGCCTGCTGCAACAGATATAAGAACAATAACTAAAGTTTTTACACCAACTAATGAGGTTGGTGATTATATGTTTGATTTAAGATATCAGATGACTTTATTTGATTTCTTTGGTCTTTATAATAACCAATCTGCTACTCCATCTGGACCTATGGCAACATATCTGGAAGCCATGAGTTATGTTAAGCTTATTAATGATGTTTTTAATTATCCAGTGTCTTACACATATACTCGTACAACCGATACATTATTTTTGGATACAGATTATTCGTCAATGTCAAATGGAAAATATTTAATGGTTGAAGCATATGTTCAGATTGATCCATATAAATATGAAAAAGTTTGGAATGACAGAATATTTAAAAGATATTATACTGCATTATTAAAGAAACAATGGGGTCAAAATTTAATTAAATTCTCAGGAGTTCCTTTACCTGGTGGGGCTATGTTAAATGCTGCAGCAATATTAAATGAAGCCGTATCAGAACTTAGAGAAATTGAACTCACTCTCCTAAAAACACAGGAACTACCTGTGGACCCAATGATAGGATAAAATGGCAGTCAATCCTTATTTTTATAATTACGGAAATGAACAAAATCTTGTTGAAGATATGACTATTGAAATCATAAAAGCAACTGGTCAAGATTGTTTATATGTTCCTAGACAGTATCTGAATATAGATAAAATATTTGGTGAAAATCCAGCTTCATCATTTACTAAAACATATACACTAGAAATGTATTTGCAGTCTTATAAAGGATTTGAAGGTACTGATATCATATCTCAATTTGGAATTGAAATTAAAGACAAAGTTACTTTGGTATTTGCAAGAAAACGGTTTAGTGAAGAAGTTACTATTAATGATACAACAATTACTAGACCCCGTGAAGGTGATCTTATATATTTTCCTGCATCAAAATCTTTATTTGAAATAAACTTTGTAGAACATGAAAATCCATTCTATCCATTGGGAAAATTGTATTCATATTATATAACTGCTGAACTATTCACTTATAGCTATGAAAAGATTAATACTAATATTACAGCTCTTGATAATGTATCTAAGACAACTAAGGGTCTATCTGGTGGTGTAATAATTCCTCTTAATAATATTCTAGGTACAACTGCTGGAATAAATGATATTATAGATGATGAAGCAGACTTGTTTAATGTTGATAAAAATGAACCGTGCTAATAGGAAGATAAATGTTTAATTACTTTTATAATCAAAATTTAAGAAAACTTGTAGTTGGATTTGGATCGCTCTTCAGTAATATTGATGTACAACACACCAATCCCGATGATGCTGTTACTCCCTTAACAATTCGTGTTCCCATTACTTATGCACCTCAAGAAAAATTTATTAGAAGATTATTAGAAACTTCTTCAATAAATGATGGTACTCGTATTGAAAATCAACTTCCTAGATTAAGTTACATGATGTCATCAGTTACCCCTGATCCATCTAGAAGAAGAAATAAATCTAATAATACTAAAACTATGGCTGGCACAGCTGGTAACTGTACCGGTTCTACTGCTGGTATTATAACACAAGAAGTACCAGTAAATGTTTCTTTTTCATTGTTTGTATATACACGCCATTTAAATGATACATTACAAATTGTAGAACAAATTATTCCTTATTTTAATCCAGATCATATTATAACAATTGACATGAATAGTGCACAAAGTGATGTTAGAATTCCTATAACTATGCTAAGTAATAATATAAGTGAACGATATGATGGTGATTTTGGAAATCGTAGAGTCAATATTTCAAGTTTTAGTTTTGTTGCAAAATCATATATCTTTGGTAATGTTGAGACAAAGAGTGTAATTACTGGTGTAGATGCACCTGGAATAACGTTTGATTTTGATTATAATTAATATTAGTTAGTTGTTATGAATATAAATAAAAATTTGTCTAATTTTTTTAATGTTTCCGAACCTTCGGAAAAACCAATAGTAGAAAAGAATACTACTGGTGGTACTTTTGATAATAATAATTTTCAAAAGGATTATGAATTAGCACAGTCTAATTATAAAAATTTATTAGGTTCTGGTACTATAGCACTTGAAAGTGCTCTTAAAGTTGCAACTGAATCTGATTCTCCACGAGCATTTGAAGTTGTTGCAATTTTACTTAAAACTATGTCTGATTTAAACAACAATATGTTAGATATACATAAAAAAGCTAAAGATACTACTGCGCAAAAAGTTCAATTGAATCAAACCAATAATTCAGTATTTGTTGGTTCTACAAAAGATCTTCAAAATTTATTAAATAAAGATCGAAGTACTGAAAAAATTATAGAAGCTGAAATAGTAAATAAAGATGAGCTTAAATAATAAAAATCAAGGGTATAGAAATAACCCAAAACTAAAACCTCCTGGTATAGAATTACAATATACCAAAGAGCAATTAGAAGAATATATAAAGTGTGCTAAGGACCCTGTATATTTTTGTACCAAATATGTAAAAGTTAAAACACTTGATAAAGGTATTATGCCTTTCAAGTTGTATGATTATCAAGAAAATTTTGTACAGAAAATACATGATAATAGGTTTACTATTTCTAAATGGCCTCGTCAGTCTGGAAAATCAACATCCGTTATCGGGTATATTGCACATTACGTGACCTTTAACCAGTCTGTTAGTTGTGCTATTCTTGCAAATAAATTAAAGACAGCAAAAGATGAATTGTTTGCCAAACTTCAATTAGCCTATGAAAATCTACCACATTTTCTACAACAAGGCGTAGTAGAATGGAACAAGACGAGTTTTAAATTAGAAAACGGGTCTAGGGTGGTTTGTGATGCAACATCCTCTTCAGCGATCCGTGGTGGCTCGTATAACCTATTGTTGTTAGATGAGTATGCGTTCTTACCTTCACATATTGCTGAAGAATTCTATTCTTCCACATATCCGACCATTTCAGCAGGTTTAACTACCAAACTCATAATTGTATCTACTCCAAATGGTATGAACCATTTTCATAAACTTTGGGTAGATGCTAACCGTCCAGTTGGTCATAAACTTAAAAATAGATTTGTACCTATTGAAGTTGATTGGACTCAGGTTCCCATCACTCCAGGTGGACCACGGCGAAATGCTGAATGGGCTGAAGAACAGATTGCAAACACCAGCCAAGAACAGTTCAACCAGGAGTATGGTTGTAGTTTCTTAGGATCTTCTAATACACTGATTTCATCAACAAAATTAAATTTATTAGCAGCAGAAGAATTTTTATCTGAAAATGCAGAAGGTTTACGAATTTTTGAAGAACCGATAAAAGATAAAATATACTTTTTACAGGCAGATGTATCAAGAGGACAGGGTGCTGATTATTCTGCATTTTCAATTATAGAAGGGTCTGAAAGTCCATATAAAGTTGTTGCCACATATAAAAACAATACTATTAGTCCTTTTAATTTTCCACAAGTAATTAAAGCTGCTGGTGAAAAATATAATAATGCTTTTGTCTTGGTCGAAACAAACGATCTTGGTGCACAGGTTTCCCATGTGCTGTATAATGAACTTGGTTATGAAAATCTACTCATGACAAAAGTTATGGGAAGAAAAGGTCAAGTTTTATCTCAGGGCTTTGGTGGAGTTGGAAAAAATGAAATGGGAATTCGTACAACGGCACAAACTAAAAAACTTGGGTGTGCAATATTAAAGCGTTTAGTAGAAGAAGATAAACTTTTATTAAATGATGACAGAATTATACAAGAATTGATGTCATTTATTTCCAGATCCAACACATATAAGGCAGAAGAAGGTCAACATGATGATTTAGTTATGACCTTAGTGTTCTTTTCTTGGTTGTCCAGACAAGAATATTACAACGATTTGATTGAAAGTGCAAAGTTTTCCTATGCTAAACCTGAAAATGTAAATGATGATAATGTGCTTTTTATGGAAAATAGTGAGCACGCAGAAGATAAAGAACAATTTTCAGATGGCGAGGTCGTTTGGTATCCTACTTAAAAAAAGTATAAATATTTCTAATAGATAAGGTACCCTATGCCCAACGCAATTCCGACTTTAGGATCATTTTTAAATTCAAGCCAATATAATACCAATGTAACTTCTGGTAATCCATTGGTAGCCGCAATTGTAACTGGTTTGACATTTAACCTACCACTTTTTTCAAGTAATGCACCTGGTGCAGCAGGATCAGCAGAAAAAGATCCAGGTGGACTATTTGGTTGGTTAATATATGCAAGAAACTATAAATCATCACCTGTTATAGGAACTACAACAGATTCATACATTGTTTATAGTAATCCTGGATCATTTGTTGGTGATTTAAATAAACTTTCTGGTATTACTAGTGCCCTCGTAGCATTTACTGGAAGTGGTGGTACATGGGGTCTATTCCAACAAACGAATACAACTACTATTACTACAAGAGGACCTCAAGGAAATGATTTCTTACATTGTATGCATTATCTTGCTTACGGCGGTAGATTAATTATTAGTGGTACGACTTCTGGTTTAGATACCTATGAAACTGCTAATAATACAAGTATCGAAGTACTTATTGGAAATACTGCTAATGGATCTCTGGCTAAATATATTGAAAATAAACCAGCTATGATTGGCATATTTCCATCCAGTAATGCTGGAAACGGTATTACTGCTGATAACTTTGCAACATATTTTAGTGCTCCAGCAAGTGTAAACTTTACATCTGGAGCTACGGTTGCAGATAGAATTTTTAACATTTATGGTGTGAATGGTGTTACATATTCGGCAACGACTCTAGCAACTGGAACTGAATTGAATTATCAAATTCCAGCTGTAGCAGATGTTGCGGGTGCATTTAATGCAGCAAAAAACTTGGATCAGATCTTTTTAACTGTTGGTGGATTGGATAGATCTACTATTCTTAATAGAGGTATTATAAATTCAATTAATTGGACTGATGCACTTAAAACAACATTAAGATCAAATCGTGTTAATTTTTATGTAAATTATACGCCCAAATTCTTAGGTTCAGATTTGGTTGGAGCTACGGGATCTGCATCTGATGTTACAGTTTCTGAACGTTTTGGAGCAGCATATTTAAAAAGAGTTTTAACTCAACAAATAACTCAAATTGGTGTTAAATATCTTTTTGAATTGAATATTCAATCAACTAGAGATTCTGTTGTATCAGAAGTCAATAGTATTTTAGACCAATATTCTTATGCAATGGTTAGATCTACAGCACAAGTTATCTGCAGCAATGCTAATAATACAGATTATGCTACTACCTTAAATATCGATTTAATTATACAACCATTGTTGGGTGTTGATCAGTTTGTAATAAATATCACACTAACGAGTTAACATACATGGCAAATAATTCAATCTTAGATTTTAAAAATGGATTTAATGGAGGCACAAGAGCCAACAGATTTCAAGTCAATGGTTTTTGGCCATCTGGCGTACTTAAACCAAATAATAAAGATCTTAATGTTAAAATATTTGCATCATCGTTTCCGCGATCAGAAGTAGGAACAATTTCTATACCATATCGAGGAAGAGCATATTATTTACCAGGAGATCGTCAATATCCTAACTGGTCTGTAGATGTATTTGATGACAGTGGTGATAGAAATATATGGAAAGCCTTTAATAAGTGGAAAGAACTATTAGATGGTCACCAAACTCATAAAGTATACAACAATGATTATGCTTATGCTAATTTACAAACTACATGGAATATTCAACAACTTGATTTAAATGGAAACCAACTTAGAAAAATTATTTTATATAAATGTTGGCCGAGTGAAATTGGAGCTTTAACAATGGATATGGGTTCAACTGAACCTTCAGTATTTCGTGTTACTTTAACCTTTGATTACTTAAACATTGTAAATATAAACTAATGCTAAATGATTTTAAACAAAATTTCAAAGGTGGAGCTAGACTAAACAGATTTTTTGTTACAGGAAGTATTCCATTTTCTGGACAAAGTGCATCTAAATTTCATATACGTGCTTCTGCTATTCCACAACTTCAAACACAGACTTTAAGTTATGATTATAGAGGTAGAAAATCACACTATCCAGGAGAAAAGCAATATCCTGTTTGGTCTATAACTGTACTGGATGATAATTCTCCAGGTGATCTATGGACTGGTTTTCAAAAGTGGCAAAATGCTTTAAATAACCATGATGCCAATAGTGTTAATAATTCAGTTTTAAATCACCAAACACAAACTTTTAAATCGACTTGGACTATTAATCACATGAACCTAAATGGTGATGAAGATACACCACTGAAAAAAATTACTTTGTTTGGTTGCTGGCCAAAGGCTATTAATCCTATTAATTTTAATATGAATAGACCAAATGCTTTGAATGTATTTGATGTTGTGATGGTTTATGACTACATAAATATACAGAACGTGACATAAAAAGGACTACATGGAACTTGATATTTTTGGATTTCAATTCGGTAAAAAAGAACCATCTAAACAAAAAAAAGAAGATAAGCTTCTTCAATCGTTTACGGTTCCCGAGATGTTTGATGGTACTGTAACTGTAGAAGCAGGCGGGTTTTTTGGTACTGCTCTAGATTATGGTGTAAATCTTCGTGATGAAAATACATCTGTAATCCAATACCGAAATATGTCAGTTTTTCCAGAAGTTGACAATGCTGTTGATGAAATTGTAAATGCAGCAATTGTATTTGGTACAGATCGTAAAGTTGTTAAAATTGATTTGAAAGATGTACCTCTTCCAGAAGCTATCAAAATAAAAATATATAAAGAATTTGATAGAGTTGTACATTTAATGGATTTTAATAATAAAGCTTATGAAATCTTTAGACGGTGGTATATCGATTCTCGTATTTTTTATAATATTGTAATTGATAGAGATTTACCGGGCGATGGTATAAAAGAGATTATTCCAATTGATCCTCTGAAGATTAAAAAAATCAGAAAAGTCAAGAAGGAAATGGAACGTGTAGAAAATCAATCAGTTTCTGTTGTTAAAGATATTGAAGAATATTATCTTTATACTAATACTGAGAAAGATACTTTTTTATCTACTGGACCCAGTGGTTTACACTTATCTCTTGATAGTGTCGTTTATTGCCCATCTGGTGTTGTAGATCTGAATACTAAAAGAGTACTAGGGTATCTTCATAAAGCAATCAGACCACTAAACATGCTTCGTCAGCTCGAAGATGCTCTTTTAGTTTATCGTGTAGCCCGTGCTCCAGAACGCAGAGTATTTTATGTGGATGTTGGTCAATTACCAAAACAAAAAGCCGAACAGTATATGCGTGATATGATGAGCAGATTTAGAAATAGACTCACATATAACCAATCTACTGGTGAAGTTCGTGATGAACGTAACAATCTATCAGTTTTAGAAGATTATTGGTTGCCACGTAGAGAAGGTTCAAGAGGAACCGAGATCACTACCCTTCCAGGTGGTAATGCCATGTCACAAATTGAAGATGTAGATTACTTTAAAAAGAAACTTTACGCATCTTTAAATGTACCTTTGAGTCGTTTAGCAGCAGATCAGACTGGATTTAATTTAGGTCGTTCTGTTGAAATTACTAGAGAAGAAGTAAAATTTTATAAGTTTGTTGAAAGACTTAGACACCAATTTGCACGGATGTTTTCTGATTTTTTACGTGTTCAATTAATTCTAAAAGGTGTTGTAACAGAAAATGATTATAATGAGTTAAAGAAAGATATTAGATTTGTATTCAATAGTGATAATTATTTCTGGGATCTAAAAGAATCAGAAATTTTAGGTGAACGTATGAAAACTCTGTCTTTCATTGAACCATATGTTGGTAAATATTTTTCAGTTGACTATGTTAGAAGTAAGATTTTGAAACAAACTGAAGAAGAAATTAAAGTAATTGATAATCAAATGGCAGCAGATAAACAGAAGTTACAGGCTGAACAGGCTGCACTTGCTGCACAACAACAACAATTGGGACTAGTACCTCCAGAAGAAGAACAAAAATGACAGATATTTCCTATAAACTTTTAAAAAATGGTATTCAGGCTCTTTTAGAAAGAGAAGAGGATTATTTTAAAAAAAATATAGTTCAAAGTCTATCAATTAAACTTAATGATGCTATTTCTGGTGTTTTAGAAGAAACTAATAAGAATCTTTTTTTAACGCACGAATCAATAGAAAATTCTAAAGATCTTCAATATTTTTTAAATATTCTAGAATCTAAAGATAAACTTCATCTAAAAGATGGAAGTATTATAAATATTACAGAAAATGATATTACTTCACTAAAACGATTGTTTGATAATTTGAATACAGAAAGTAGAAAACAAATGGTAACTACTATTTTTGAATCTTCAAACAACTTTAAACAACATATAGATTTTTACAATACCGCTAAAGGACTTTTCAGATGAAAAATACAGTACGAGAAATGATTAAGAATGTAATTGAAGAAAATGCTGTTTCTTTTAAAGAAACAACATCACGGGTACTTCTTAATAAAGTTGGAAATGTTTTAAGTGAAAAGTATGTTGAAATTTCACAAAAGTTATTTGAAGATTTTGATGATCGTGCTCCAGACGTTCAACGTATTCCTGGTCAACCAAATGGACAAACTGCTGTAGCTACTGACCCTGCATATATGGGATCCTTGTATGATCCTACAAATGTTTTTTGGAGTACAGATGCTGGACGTGCTTTTATGCAGGGCTGGGATTATTTAGTTGCTAATTATACAAATCAATCTGCATGGAATCGTCCAGGTTTTCCACCATTTATGTCAAGCCCACAAGCCTTTTTAGCATATTTAAGACAAAGAGCTAGTGAAAATGGTACTCAAGCTCCACCATGGCCTCCCCTAAAAGAAGAAAATGAAATGTATGGTGGTCCTCCACGTCCAGTTCCGGGTCAATCTACTGCGGAACCTGTTTCTTTAAATAAAGACGCTGCATCTTCCCAGTACTCACAATATGAACCTGGATATAATCAAAAAAATAGTGAATATAACCCAAATAACCCATTTTGGAATACATCAGACGGTCAAGCTTGGAGACAGAATTGGGAGAGATTACAAGCTGCTATGCGGAATCCAAATAATCTAACCAGATCGATGACAGAATATCTAGAGCAAAATAATTTTGAAAACCTAGAAGCTTTTAAACAATACTTATTGCAACAGGCCGCACATAACCATGTGGTTCCACCACGGTTAGCACTTTAATTTAAACTTTACTTAGAAAGAAACACTATGAATTACCTAGTAACACATTATAAAAATCTTGCTGAACAACTTCAATCCCGTATTAACCACATTCAACAATGCCTCTATGAGATGGATAAAGCAGCTGGTGGTGGTGGTGGTGGTTTAAATACTCCAGAACAAACTACTCCGTCAATAGGTCTGCCAAAAAGTGGAACCCCTACAAGTACAGATGAATTATTACAAAGGGGAAGAGATTTACTTAGGACTAATACTCCAGAAGGAGTTCCCCCATGGAAAATTCAACCTCCTCCAGCAGATGGTACAGTATATTATTATATGGGTCAGAAATATATATGTGTTCCGGGTGGTTGGGCGATATGGGACGGCGTAAAATATGTAAGATACTACGAAGGTAATCAGAGTTAATAAAAGATAAAAATAAATCATAACAATAAAGATATCAAAACAATGAAATTAATTACAGAACTAACTGAAGACATCAAATATATTAAAGAGAATGTCGGCAATGGAGATAAGAATTATTTCATTGAGGGTGTCTTTATGCAATCTGATGTAAAGAACCGCAATGGTAGAATCTATCCAAAGAATACTCTAGCCAAAGAAACTAACCGATATATCAGTGAGTATGTGAATAAAGGTAGAGCCTTGGGTGAGTTAAACCATCCAACAGGTCCTACAGTAAATCTTGATAGAGTTTCTCATATTGTTAAAGAACTCTATGAAAATGGAAAAAGTATCTATGGTAAAGCAAAAGTTCTTGATACACCAATGGGAAAGATTGTAAAAAATCTCATTGACGAGGGTGCACAATTGGGTGTATCCACTCGTGGTATGGGATCTCTCAAAGCTAAGAACGGTTACCAAGAAGTTCAAGAAGACTTTATGTTGGCTGCAATTGATATTGTAGCAGATCCTTCAGCCCCAAATGCTTTCGTAAATGGAATCATGGAAGGTAGAGAATGGATCATGGAAAATGGTATTTGGTCTGAACATCAACTTGAAAAAGCAAGACGTATTGTAAAAAATTCATCTTCTAGAAATCTGAATAAGAATGTTGTAAAAATCTTTGAAGATTTTTTCAAGAATATCTAAAATGTACTTAAACAAAAATACAAAAGATTTTTTACTTTATACTCTTAGAGAAGATACTTCTATGGGTGGTGGTGTTGGTACAACTCCAGGTTATGGATTTAGTATTGCAGAATATGATCCATCAGGTACTGAAATAGATCCAGTTACTGGAAAAACTAAGAAGAAGAAGAAACAATCAGAAGAGTCGTATTATAAAACTGCTTTACAGGCTGCTCTTGGTACTGATGTTGATTTAGATAAAGAAACTTCTGGTCAACCAAGTTTAGGTTTTCTTGGAGGACTTGGAACTATTAAGAGACGAATGGGATATAAATTAGATCCAAATGCAGAGACAGGAATGCGTGGTGGAGATTCTCTTATTAAAGGTGCTATCTCTGGAGTAGCTGGAGCTGGACTTGCTGGAGCTGCATTAGGTTTTATGGGACCGCTTGGTCAAAGTATAGCAGGAAAATTACCATACCTAACAGCCATGGGTGTAGATCCATTAGATTATGCAACGAAAGTTATGGGCGTTGATTATGCTTCTGATCAACTCTCAAAATTAGGAAAACGTCAAGTAAAACAAATAACATCTGGTGCTGGAAATATTAAACTATAAACAATTTATAAATAATTAAAGTTCAAGGATATATTGATATGAAGAAAAACAACAAAAAATCATTACACGAAACAATTCAACAAATGGGGCAACAGCCGCAAATGGGTCAGCCACAAATGGGTCAACCACAAATGGGGCAACAGCCACAAATGGGTCAGCCACAAATGGGTATGGGTGGCGCAGCCAATGGTGGATCATATCTTCCAGATGGTAAAACTGATATGGTTCCATCTGCTCTTGATACCTACATGATGAACCGCGCAACCTCACAGGTTCCTGTTCGTGGTGCAGTTGATCCAAGATCTGCATATGGTTCTGGTTTTAATTCTGCTATGCAACAACCACCAGAAGAAGAACAAATTGACGAGGTTGAAGAAGAAGAAGAGGAAGACACTATGGATAACGCAGAAGATGCTATGGCTGAAGGTTATAAGTCACAATTCCGTGATTCAATCATCAGTCTTCTTGGTGATTCCAATGTCTCTTCTAGCCTTGTCGAACAACTCGAAGGTGTATTTGAAGCAGCTGTTCAAGACCGTGTAGAAAAGAATGTTTCTATTGTCTTAGAAGAAGTTGATCAAAATGTTAAAACATATCTTTCAAACGTAACAAATAATTTGGTTGAAAAAGTTGACGATTATTTGGAGTATGTTGTTGAAGAGTGGATGACTGATAATGCAGTTGCTGTCGAACAAGGTATTAAAACCCAAATCGCAGAAAACTTCATTACTGGTTTAAAGAATCTCTTTGAGAATCATTATATCGATGTTCCTGCTGAAAAATATAATGTTCTTGATGAATTGTATGCTCAGAACAAGGGCTTGCACGAACAACTCAATCAAAGAATGAATGATAACATTAACCTCAAGAAAGAAGTTGCACTCACTGAATGTGCAGGAATTTTTGTAGCGGAGACCAAGGATCTCGCAGATACACAAGTTGCCAAACTTCAAGCCTTGATGGAAAACGTCTCTTTTGGTGGACCAGAAGAATATCGAAACAAATTAAGTGCAATTAAAGATAGTTACTTGAATAATGCAAGACAATACTCTGCACCAAGAATTATGCACGAAGAACAAACTTTTTCCAAGGTTAAAGAAGTCCCAACGACTTTGGTAGAAGGTTACGCATCTGCGTTGGGACGCATTAACAAGAAAGTTTAAAATTACTAAATAATTTTAATTACAGGAGATACTAATAAAATGAATTTTCAAGATCAAACCCCTTATGACATCTTAACTGAGAAGTGGAATCCGGTTCTAAACCATGATGCACTTCCAACAATTAAAGATGAATACCG